TCTGCAAGTTGCTGGTAACAACATAACTAAATTCTTTGGTGAAAACTCAACCGTAAAAACCAGCGCTGGAATTTTTAATGACGCAGTCGTGACCGCCAGTGAAAATATCGGCTTACTCAGCGGTGCGTTAACTGCCGTAGCTGCAATTATGGGAAGCCGGTATGTTGGCGCTCTTACGATGGCAACGGCGGCAAAAGTACAAGATACGGCTGCGTCTATTGCACAAAGCAAAGCTGCGTCGGTAGCAGCAAAAGACGCCGAAATAGAAGCGGCAGCAAAATTAAGATTGGCTGAAGTTGAAAAAGCAGCGGCAATATCGGCCCTTAACCTTGCAGAAGGTCGCTTGGCTACCCTCAAAACAACGAACGCCTCAGTAGCTGCTGAGGTGCAGCTTGCGGAGGCTCAAACGGCGGAAATCCGCACGCAGCTTGCGCAGATTCAATCTGAAAAAGCGCTTGAAGCGCAGCGGCTGAAGGCGCAGATCTCAGATCAGGGGAGAATTGCGACAGCGACAAGGATGGCAGAACTTCGCCAGGCTGAGGCGGCCTTAACAACTCAGTTAGCAAGGGCTGAATCAGCATCACAGAACGCCAGGGCTACAGCTATTGTGCAGGCAGAGGCACAAGTAAGCTCATCGCGCCTAGCAGCGGCAAATGCCACCGCCACTGCTACAGCAGCAAATGCACGTTACATTGCATCTCAGGAGGCGGCTACAATTGCTTCCCGCGCAGCCTCTGTAGCTGGAGGCATCCTGAAAGGAGCGCTTGGACTGATTGGAGGTCCTGGCGGGGTTGCAATGCTTGCAGCTGCGGCTATTTTCTATTTTTGGCAGAAAGCCCAGCAAGCCAGAGAAGAAGCCCTCCGTTTTGCTGATAGCTTGGATCGTGTGAACGCCTCAATGAAGGCGATGAATAATACACAACTACGTGGAACCATCGCCGATGCTAATAAATCTATACGTGCACAAAAGGATGAAATATCTGATCTCCAATCCGAAGTCGATTCCTTAAGGTCACGCTATCAAAACTTCACCCCAGCGGCCCAGGCTGCTGCAGAATCTATGGGGCAAGGCGCTGATTTTGCTCGCCAGCAGGCTGAGATTTCAGATCAGCTAGATCAGAAATCTCGCGACCTTGCAAATGCTCAGGAAAAACTGGCAAGAACTCAGGACACCGCAGCAGAAGCGAGCAGAACCCTTACAAACAATATGCTCACCTCAATGGGCGTGCATGATGGGCTTATTGAAAAAGGTTCAACTCTTGAGAAGGTACAGGGAGCTGTAGCAAAAGCATTCGGATTGACCGCCGACGAAATAAACCGTGCCAATCAGGCTGGTCAAAACTTCAATCCAAAAGCACTGCAAATATCCCCTGCCACAGCCGAGGGTGAGAAAAACATCCTTAATCTTAAAGAGCAAAATGAATTGCTTAAAATTCGGGATGAGCGAACCAGGGCGGTGAGAAAAGCCGAAATGGATCAGGCTAAGGTTACTAAAAACAAGAACCAGATCGAAGAGCAAGGCAGGCTTGCTGGTGAAAACTTTGATTTAAAAAAATCAGAAGAAGAAAGGAATAAAGCTCAGCGGGAAAGCGAACAGCAAGGAAAAAGATCGGCGAAAGAGGCTGAATCAGTAGCCCAAAAACTAGCCAACCTCAAACAGCAGTCAGAACTAGCTGCGGGATCCACGCAGGAACTTAGCCGCGAGCAGGCAATCCTTACCGCTCAGCAGTCACTCGGGAAAGGGGCGTCGCAGGAGCAAATAGCTCTGGCCGGTAAATATGCGGCGCAGAAATGGGACACGGCGAACGCGCTAAAGGCCCAGGCTGCAGCGGAGAAATTGCTTCCAGAGGCTAAAGAAAACGCCAGCTATGCGCAGGACGTTAAAGACCTGCAAACGGCGTTTGATGCGAAAAAAATAACCCAGCAGCAGTACAACCAAACCAGTGAGCAACTGGAGGCTCAGCACCAGGTTAATCTGGCGAAGATACGCGCTGGCCAGGTTGTGACACCACAGCAGCAGGCTCAGGGAGAGGTTGACCCGGTGCAGCGGCTCGCCAACCAGCACGCTCAAGAACTGGCTCTTATCCAGCAGTTTGAAACCCAAAAAGGGGCGCTCACAGCTAACGGTCTTGCGTTGATGAACGCAGCCAATACGCAATATGAGCAGGCGAGAATAGCCGCGCAGTGGGAGATATTCCGCAACCAAAGCACAACTAACGAACTTATGGCGGCGGCAGTTGATGGTTTTGCCAGCCAGGCCGCCAGCTCGATGACGGGATTAATCAACGGTACGCAAAGCGCTACAGAGGCTTTCAAGAATCTGGGCAGCGCCATTCTTAATAGCGTCATTCAGGCTCTGGTTGAGGTTGGTATTCAATACCTGAAAAATGCCGCGATGGCGATGATTGCCGATAAGATGACCTCCAATTCATCACAGCAAGCAGGAGCTCAAACCGCTGCAGCGTGGGCTCCTGCCGCAGCCGCAGCCTCTATCGCCACATTCGGTGGAGCTGCGATTGCCGGTATTGCAGGTATGGTCGCTGCTTTTGCTATTGGTGCTGCGCTCGCTGGAAAGCGCAAGAATGGCGGCCCGGTATCCGCCGGCTCAATGTACCAGGTAGGCGAAGGTGGCATGCCTGAAATCTACAAGGCCAGTAATGGCAGCCAGTACATGATCCCCGGTGATAATGGTTCGGTTATCAGCAACAAGGATTTGCAGGGCAGTGGCAGCGGCTCGCTGCAGGTTGTGAACAACGTCTACAACTATGCCAGTGGGGTAAACGTAGACACGCGCAGCAGCCAGAATGGGGGGCAAATGGTGACAGATATCATAATCACCGATATACAAAGCGGTGGCCCGATATCGTCCGAGATGCAAGGTGCTTTCGGCCTCCGCCGGCAGGCATCAGGCGACTACTAAACCAACCCGCTTCGGCGGGTTTTTTATTGCCCGGAGGAAACGTGGCAACAGTTTCATACCCGGATATGCTGCCGCTTCCTCAGCGCGCAGACCAGAACATGACGCAGGATACTGCGTGGCAGACAACGCAGACGGCAATTGGGCCCGCTATCTTCACGCCGCTAACCACTGACCTGAAATCGACCTGGTCTCTGCAGTGGAAATTCACGCTGCAGCAGGCTGAACGGTTTAAATCGTGGCTACGCTCGCCGACGTACTGCGACCGCGGGCGTAACTGGTTCCAGATGCCGATCGACCTCGGCGATACGCAGGGCGTGCAGCTGCAGACCCTGCATTTCATCAGTATGCCGGTACAGACCAGCAAAAACGGAAACATTGTCACCTGGACTGCCAGCGTCATCTGTAACGGTATCGAGGACATCACCGAGGATTACGACGACTGGATAGTAGAGGCGCCAGAGAACTACGGCTACTGGCTGGATTATCTGGTGACGTCCGTTATGCCGAGGGCCGAATAATGACGACATTGAGAGAATGGAAAGAGCGCAGGCCGGCGAGTGACATCAAACAGACCATCGAGTTTTATCACCCGGCGTTCGGCTACTACCGGGTGGTCAATAAGCTGTTTCGTGAAGCGACGTTCGGCGGGAACGTTTACCAGCCGGCGGCCTTCAGCATCATTGAGCCGAAACAGGATGGCTCGGCAATTATCTCGATGGCGATCACCTTTGAACAGGGTGCGGAAGAGGTCAGGAGCACGCTTAAGAGCTGGAAAGGGGCGGGGCGCATGACCCCCATAATTTGCAAATACCAGCAATGGAATGCGATCGGTGATTCTGATGCACTCAAGACCTGGTCACTGTTTGTGAAGGACGTCGGCGCCGATGGCAGCAACGTCACTGTGAACTCTGGCAAGACCAACCCGCTTACGCTGGCCAACCCCATCATTTACACCACGAAAGACTACCCTGGGCTGATTACCGTATGACACAGAGCGAATTTATCGGGCTGGTTAATGGCAAGCCCTGGGCTAACCGTGCCTGCACCTTTGATGAGCTGGATTGCTGGGGGCTAGTGGTGCTGTATTACCGGCATGTACTGGGGCTGGAGCTTCACCACGTCGCCGGCTACGAGTCTGGCTCAGATTTCATCACCTGCTACGAAGAAGAACTCGAACACTGGCGCCGGGTTCCGGTGCCGGTTTCCGGCTGCCTTGCGGTGTTCTATTACGGCAATCAGCCGGCGCACGTCGGCGTGATGATTAATCCGGGTAAATGCCTTCACTCCCGCGGCGAGTTCGGATTCGTGCGGATGGATAGCGCAGTCATCCTTCAGAAAATCTATAACAAAGTGGAGTATCTGGTGCATGGTTCGATATGAGCTTCAGCGCCTTCCTGGCGCACCTAAGCAGCGCGGGACCACTGAAGCCGGTACGACTCTGATAACGCTTCTCGACTCGCTGAGGCTGCATAATGACGTCGTGGTTAAGCTCAACGGTCGCAAGCTGGCGGATGACTTCGATCTTGGCTATTGGCTGCGCGCTGGCGACGTCATTGCGATATTTGACCAGCCACAGGGTGGTGGCCTGATTAAGACGCTGCTTAACCCAATTGAGCACCTGAACCCGATCCGCTTCACCAAGAAAGTGCTGGCGGGAGTTACCGGACAACAGACTGCATCATCACCCTCGATTTCAACCGGCGAGTCTCCGAACAACGACGCAACAGGGCAAACTAACCGGGCGCGGCTCTACAAGGGGCGTCCGAATATTTACGGTCAGTGCCGCGTCTTTCCGGACCTGATTCAGCAGGCGCTGTTTGAGTTTATCGACAACAACAAATACATCACTGAGTGGTTTGAGGTCGGCTACGGCAAATACACCATCTCGTCGGTTCGCTACTCAGAATCGAATCTCGGCAGCCTTGCAGGAGCCAGTTACCAGATATTTGACCCGGGCATGACGATCGGGAGTATCGATGTCGGGTACCAGTTTGACGACGTCGATAACGAAGAGGTTCCGGGCCTGAACGAAAGTGAGGATTTCCCTGCCCAGACAGCGACGACTACAGCGCCGACGGCGCTGGTGATAGAGAGCAACCAGCTCAAGGCAACGGTGCTCTCGAATGATGACAACTTCACGTACTTCGCTGCGCTGGCCGTTCCGCACCCGGTGACGTTCGTGATTAATGCGACCTGGAACGCCGGCGGCAGCCCGGTAACCCTTAACGTGACCGGCAGCGGGAATATCGTTTATTCGGAAAGCTTCATCGGTACGGACACCCTTTCGTACACCACGTTCTATCTCGGCGATATGACCGGGGAAATCACCACGCTGCCGGCGGACGCAACCATCAACCTGACGCTGTTCACTCTGAACGACCAGACACCGCTGGTGATTGGCCCGTCGGTTTCACCATTGGTGTCTTCTCAGGTATGGGTGCACGTAATGGTCCAGCTCGGCGCAACGGCCGGAACGTCACGCTATCGGATCCGTTTCTGGAAGGTTGACGATAGCAACAACCAGATACCGGGCACTTCCGAGCAGTACGATTATTTCTTCGATAACGACTTTCAGATGACTACGCGGTATTTTCGCACCTCGCACAAATACACACCGGCCGCCGGCGCCGGGCGTTACGCTGTGACGATTGAGCGCCTGGATAACAGCAATGACGGCAACGTCGTGACGCTGATGGCGATCCATGCGGTCAATACGCGCGAAAACGTGGTTTATCCAGATGATACTATCGCCAAAGTCACCATAAAGGGTCCGAACAACAGCAACAGCAACCGCGAGCAGAAATACAATATGCTCGCCCAGCGCCATACCATTAGTTTTGACCGCGCAACCGGTCAGATTGACTATACGCTGCGGCCGAGCCGTTCGTTTGCTGATGCAGCTCTGCACGAGTGGATAGTCATCGGTAAGCAGGACATTTCGAGCATCGATGTCGCGACTCTGTACGCCATTGCTGATTCGATAACCGTTCCGGAACTGAGTTACTTCGATTACACCTTCTCGGATGAAAAGCTCTCCCTTGGCGAGCGAATCAAAACCATCTGCAATGTGGCCCGCGTAGACGGGAACAATATCGGCGATGTGCTGACGTTCTGGCGTGATGAGAAAGTGGCGAATCCGGATGCTGTTTTTGCGCGCTCAAACATGTTCTGGGACGAGTATAAGGTCACATGGACTATGTCGCTGCCTGGCGGCTATGACGGCGTCACGTTGGATTATGTCGACCCGCTCACCAATAAAAAGTCGTACATCTATCTGCAGATTGACCAGAGCGGCATTGTTGAGGTCGAGGACGCGACCATCAACGCGCTGCAGATCAGCCTTGATGGCTGTCGTAATAAAACGCAGGCGGAGGACCGGGCGTGGCTGGAAGCGCGCCGCATTCTGCTCTCGCGCGTCGGTATGACGGTTAAAGTTCTGGAATCGACGCAGGTTATCCGCGGCGCAGTGGTGCAATGCCCGGATATGTACGACAACAAGCAGCAGAACGGCTATATCACAGCCCGTAGCGGGGATGTGTTCAGTACCTCTGAGCGTATCGACTTCTCTCTCGGCGATATGTGGGTGGTGATGACGGATAGCCTCGGTAATTATCGCGGGCGCTGGCGAGCATACCCCGTAGCCGGAAGGCCTAAAGCGTTTCAGGCTGCAGCTGATGCATTCGACCTGAACATTTACGACCGCACGATGGTGCAGAACGCAAGCCGGTATTTCATCGCCACAAGCACAGAACTCAACGCTACCATCTGGCGCGTCGAAACAGCCAAACCCAACGGCGACGACACCCAGACATTAACCCTCTCTGAATATTCAGACTCGATTTACCCGTAAATACAGCAGTAATAACCAACCTTCGCGCACACCTTCGGATTTTATTCTGAGGGTTTAGTGCGCCATTTATAGGGCGACAAGCACATGGCAGAATTACCAACGCCGACGCAAAAGACAGTACCGAGTGATGATATTGGTGACCATATTTATGCGGGCGGAATGCTGGATAAAGTAGTAACCAGCACTGATTTGACATATACGGATCGCCTTGGTGGTGAGCATTACACCGTCGACGGTATTAAGGCAGAAGGGGATAAGGTAGTTGAGGAAACCCGCCAGAACCTGATCCCACTCAGTAAGCAGTACCAGACGCTGGCGGCAGCCCAGGCAGACATTGCCAATATCCCGGAGGGCTCAACCACGTATTACCGTAGCCCGGATGATAGCGCGCTGGCTGTTGAGGTAATCAACAACGGCGGGACGTTGCAGCCAACCGGGCGGAAAATGCCGTCTCAGTCATATCTGGATTCCGTCAGTGCGGTGACCGGGCAGATTTATTCTGATGTAGGGCGCGGATCACTGGTCATTAACTATTTCGACAAAGAGCGGACTACGGATGGTTTTGCTGTGGGCACAACCGGTTCTCTGGTAGCCAATGCGGCATATTATGCGAGTGATATGATCCCCGCGCTGGGTAACACGCAGTACGTGTTCGCCGTTAACGTTTCGCAACTGGCATTTTATGATTTGCAGGGTACCTTCATTTCCTATGTTGCAGGTGCCGCTGCAGGTGCCGCATTTACCACGCCAGCCAGGACGCGTTATATCCGTTTCTCGCAGACTCTGAGCACAG